TTACACTAGCGTTATGCCCGCTGTGTCCCGCAACCGAAGCTTCGCGCGGAGATAGACGCGCAGGACTTGGTCATGGGTGAGAGGTGTCGGAAAGTAGATGAGTTCGGCAAACGAGGTGCCGGTTTTGTAGGTGTTGACGTTGAAATAGCCGTCATTGCCGAGGGTAATCCCGTGAGTAGGATTGGCCGGCAACGCATCGCTTGCCTCCTGCAATAGCGTGCCACCGCCGACAAAGGCCCGCGTCTGAAGGTTCGCATGATCGGCGGTCAATGCCAGAAAGAACCAATCGCCGGCATTTAGTGCCGGCGCCACGAGCGGAACGTTGACGGCGCCCGATGCCAAAATCGGGTCGTAGTGGATCACCCCTGCGGAGTCGATGTAGACCAACAGACCGTCGTTGCCCGCCGAAGCCGTCCGGGTGGATACCAGAACGGTCTGGTTCGAAGTCGCTGGCAGCTCATATTGCGCCACCAGGCAGACCGTCATCGAATTGCTGTCGAGAATGTCGCTTGTCAGGCCCCCAAAAGCCGCATTTGCGAGCGTCAGATAGTTTTCCGAATATGTGGGCGCGATAGCAGGAGTGAGGACGTGCGAATTGAGCGGCTCCGTCAAGCTCGTAGCATCGGTGCCGAAACGCCAATGCGCGGCGGCGAATTGCTCCAGCGAGTTTGGAGAGACCAGCGAGATATCCGCCACGCTTACCTGCCCACGAGCGGCGCCAGGCGCGCTAAACGGAAAGACGGTGACTATGCTTTTCTCGGACATCTGGATTGACCTTCGTTTCTATTGCAGCACGGTGATGGGAAGATCGAAGTGCGGGCAGACATAAAAAAGTGGATACTTTTTGCCGCCGCTGAAGAAATGATCTGGCGTGGAGTCGCGAAGATTTCCACTCGCGCCGCGCCATACCGTCAGCCCGTTGCCGAGGAAGTCCTGCGCGTATCGGACCTCGGGCGAAGCTGCGAGTGTGCGGGCCAAGGTTGCTACTATCGTATCGCCGTTCGCGATCACGATATTAGACAGCGGCACGTCGCCATCCACGTCGGAAACAGCAAAGCCCATCTGAGTGGTAACGGCGAGCGTATCGACATCGAACACCAATGGCTTCTGCGGCACTCTGAACTTGATCCGCAGTTCGGTCCCGCGCGACGTCACCGAAATGGGATCGATCTTTGCTGGCTTTTTGCCTTGGCGAACGAGTTGATAGAGAGCGCGCCCAGCCATGTGCCCCCACCAAAGATACCCGAGGTTCGACAGGTGTAAAACCTGAGACTGCCCGGCAGCAAATGGCAAATGATACAGCGCGGAGACGTGATAAAAGTTCGCCTGTTCACGCGGAAGCTGGAACTGCACGCGTTGAATGTAGGCGCCCTGAGGGTTGCCGGTCACATAGGAAGGGGTCTGATACATCAAGAGCGCGAGCGGAGTCGTGCCGCCGATACGGGACTGGGCATCCGTTTCCGCGCCTGTGCGAAAAGCGATGAGAGCGGCTTTGTAAGCCGCCTCATCGGTCGCATTCTGCGCATCGGACTCGCCTTGCATCCAAGGCATCGCGAACATCCTAGGCGTCTTGCCCGCCGTCGTAGCCAGCGCCTTAAAGCCTGTCATCTGCGCCTGCAGAACCGCGTACCAGGCTGTACCCTGTGTGAGCTGTGAGAGCGTGTAGCTTCCGTGTCCTGCTGTCGCAGCTGCTACAGTCACCGAATTCGGATTGCCGCCCTCGATTTCGGCGATCAGCTCGGAGTAATAATTTGCGGCGCCTGAGCAGAACGTTTCAACCCCGTTTTCCGTCAACGGAATTGTCGATGTCATGTCGGTGCTGGGTGTCTGGGCGCGCGTGCCACCGTTGAAGCCAATGTTGCTCCACGGCTGTGTGACGGAGAGAGGCGGCGTGCCATCACCACCGATGGAGAGAGACTGGCCGTCACCAATTAGGACGTTCCAGTCATGAGCTGGTATGACGTAGCCGAGATCGTCCAGCGGCGTTGGATCGTAGCCGCCGCTCACAGAATTGCCACCCGACAAATCTTCGAGCACGTTCAGCGACGGATCCACGACAAGAGGCGTGCCTCCCGCATTATCACCCGAAAATAGCAGCATGCTTTCGTTGAGTGGCGCGAGGGCCGAGGAGATCGCAGCGCCGAGCTCCGCCGGAGCGCTGATCGGCATCAAGAACTTACCGATTGTTCGGTCAAAACCCATGAGGATATTCCCCATAGGGTCTATGACCAGCGGCACGATGGCGGCCGCTGAAGATACGTCGAAGAGAACTTGGTTCGCGTAAATCCCGGCGCCGCTAAGCGTGGTGGTGACCGACGTTGTGGCTTCCGCGGCTGACAGCCGTGTGTCGATCGTCGCTTCCGCTGCAAGCCGCGCAGTCTTCTCCGCATCCACGCGGTCTTTGGTCTTGACCCAATTGCCCACACCAGTTGCGCCACTCTTGCGATATTGGCCGTTGTTGGCGTCCGTCGCATCGAGATCGACATAGGCGTAGATGCCATCATTGTGCGCGAGGTCGGCGTTGAGCAACGTCAGAGACGCGAAATGCAATACGGGTTCGCCGGCTGTAGTCTCCAGGTTCCCCACGCGTGTTTGTAGGTCTGTGATTTCCCCTGCCGAGGTCGCGCCAATACTGCTCACCGACTTGCGCAGAGACGGCACCTGTGAACCGCCATCTCCAAGATCGATGTCTGTGGCATCGTCGGCATGCATGAACTGCTGGAATAGACCGGCGTCGGTCAACCACTGGTCGAGCGCCTGAGCTGGTGTTTGAGTCATCGCGCTAAATCCTCAGCTTCACGATCATGACGTTGAGGTGCGCGGCGCTCGAAGTGCCGTCCTTGCCGTACCAAGTACCCGCGCCAACGGCTTGCATGTATTCCAACGGCGTCACCGTATGACGGCCGAGACCGGACATTTTTGAGAGAATGGCGATCATCGCGGTAATGGAATTGGCAGACGGGCTGACAAGAGCGACCGAAGAGGCGGCATCGGGCGCGGAGGTGCTGTCATACCCAACACCAATCTTGCGAAACGCTGACGACGTGTTGAGCGCCCCTTCGGTGTCGAAAGCATCGACTTCTGTACCTTGCTCACACGCCACGTAGGTGATGCCATTGGCGGCACTCGCATCCTTGGCTTGATAGGCGGCGGTCGTGTAGCTCCAGCTGTCGTTGCTGTCCGCGTTGATCGACGCAGCCAGGCGCGCGTTATAGCCGTTGCACAAACCGAGCATGTTTGCGGACCCACCTGCCGCCGGCGACGGATTGAAATTCATTGTGATGGTCGCGCCGCCGCTGTCGGTACAGCCGACGCCCACCCATGTTCCGCGATCGGATGACGGCCCGTTGGCAATTGACCATTTGTTCGCCGGCAGTCCGGAGACCCGTTCCAGCTCGCTCGTGCCGGAGCCTGTGCCTCGCGATGTCACACTTGACCAGGCTGGGCCACGCGAGACACGGAAAGTGCCGCTGTCGCTCCATACGAAATAGTCATAGCAACTGCTGGCAGCGCCTGCGGCCGGGCTCTTGGTCGCATCGGAAAGTGTCTGGCAGACCTCCGAAAACGCTGTGGCCACCATAGAGGCGCCATTGTAGAGCGGAACGAGGTTTCCCTGGTCGGGCGTGTAGCAAACCGACGTGGCCGCAACCACGTCCGAGGACAACACGGCCACACCACTTGTGAGCGTCAAACGACCTTGGGGCGGCACGACGGGCAACGCGCCGCCATCCTGCAGGTTCTTGCCATCCGACGTCGAATAGGTCGGTACGTGCCCGACGTTGGCGCTTGAAGGACCGCGCACTTCGAGATTGTTGTTGATGAAGGCGCGATAGTTGCCGGCACCATCGCTAACGAAGGTGATGCGCCGGCCGGCGCTAATCGGCAAGCTCGACAGACCGCCGATCGTGCCAGAGCCTCCCGCAACACTGTATGTGGCGATGCCCGCACTGTCGATATTCTCGATCGTCAGCATGCTGCAGCCGGAAGCAGGCAGCGTGTCGCTCATCGCAGAGCCGGAGTTCGAGCGAAGCTGATACTTACCGCAATCCGCAGATGACCAGCCCTTGCTGGAGCCCGTAATCGTCGCCTGCGGCTTCTGCGCGAATTCGAGCTGACCGGTTCCGGGATCGGAAATGCTGTTTCCTTGGTCCTTGGCTCCGGCAGTTCCGACATGCGGTGTTGGCACAACGATCGAGGATGCCAACGCGGAGACGCAGGATAGGGCGACCGCAGTTAAGGCAACGACGAAGAGCTTTTTAGCTTGCATTGACAAACCCCCAAATGGCGCCCGTCAGCTGCACGGCTGAGGAGCTGTCGAGCTTAAAATCGGTGTTCACGCTTCCCTGCCAATAAGGGAAGATGCCCGGATCGAGCACCACCGTCTCGCCGGCAGCGGCGATTTTGACGGTCCCGGGTAGCGCCGCTGCGCCGTCGCGAAACGTGATCGTGGTCGGTCCGTCCGCCGTCAGAACGAGGCGGTAAATGCGCGTGAACTTCCCAGCTGTTGCCGGGAACGGCACAAGGGGAAAGCCACTCGCAGCGTTGATGTCCACCGGAGACAGCGCCGGAGGAGGTGCCGGAAATTGAGCGTCGTCTCCGGTTCCATCGACAATCGCTACGGTATAGGGCGTGCAGGTTGACATGGATCAGCTCCAAGCCGCAGCAAGCAAAGAGAGATTGATGGCGTTCTGCTTCACGGAAAAATCCATAGTTGGATAGATGATGTCGGTCGCGCCATCTGCGTAGAAATCTCTCTCAAACCAGTTTCCAGGATGACTGAGGGAGTCAACGGCGCGCACTTGCAGCTGCACCGTTCCTTTGTGAGATTGGAACTGGAAAATGCGTCCGTTGTCTGCCGTGACAGATGTCCAGTCGTGCGCGCCATTCCATTTGGTCTGGTAATCAAACGTCACGCCGTCGGGGGCGCCGGACACTGTCACGGTAACCTGGACCTCACCGAGCGCGCCTATGCCTATCCAAGTCTCCCGTATGTCGAGGCCTGTAATCGTGAGGTTTTCGGATACGGGGTCCTGCGGCGGATCTGGCTCTGGTGGCGGATCACCATTGTCAGCCTGGTGGACACGAGGATCTTCGATAACCAGGTTGAGGGTGCTCTTGCCGCCGACGGCAGGAGTCATGGACACTACGATTGCGTCCTGAGGCCTCTGTGTTCCCTGGCCCATCGTTACGCGCGGGCGTTCAAGCTGAAGCCCTGCAGCGTCGTCGCCAGCATCACCCCAAATGCCCCAGTTGCGAGGCTCTATAGTCGCATAGAGACCAGCCGCGGGCGCCGCGCTCGCCAGGAGTTGGACCCGAGCACGCAACGTAGTCTCGCCGTCATCGATCAAGCTGATCGGCACCACGTCGGAGACTTGACCATCAGGCGCAGCTATAACAATCACGCGCGCGCCGTCAGGATCCATGTTCAGCGTCCACGGCTCAGACAACGTGATGATGTCGCCGGCATCGCTTTGTTCGATCGCGAGCGCATCGGCCGACGCGCCCCAACTCGCCGACCAGTGGGCTACCCAGACCAAGTCGCCCCTGAAGCAAACTCTCCCCTCCAGCTCGGTGTCGAAGTTCGGCAAAATGCGTCTGTAGCGAGAGCTGGCCACCTTTGTTATGCCCTCGCGCCAAGCTTGCGCATAGTTGTTCACGCCGAGCATGTTGTAAGGAGTCGCGGTGTCAACCGTGGCGGTTGAGCCAGGCAGGGCGCACAAAACGTTGTGCGGTTTCCAATCGCGGCTATCGACATAGGAGACGAGCAACGCATCGACTTCGCTCTTGCTGAAGAAAATATGTGTGCGCCCGAAGCTGGAAGGCACCATATTGCGAGGGCTGAAACCGCAGCGATAAATTGACTTCGGCTCGTCTCGCACAAAAGTTAGCTTGCCGCCCGCCATAACGGGCTGAGCGCGGCCGACATTAAGCAGCGCGGTCAGTCCGTCCCAGAAGGTCGTGGGCGTGTCAAATATGCCATCAAACGTATCGCCTCGCGTTGTCCAGATCGCGTCGTATTTCGCCAACCAGTCAAGATCGATATTGGCGTCTGAGAACTGCTTTCTGGCGAAGTAGGCGGTTGCCCACGCGATCGACCGCGTAGGCGCGGGAGTTAGCCAGGTGCTCATTTCCGCGTCCCAGGCTGGAAGAGTACGAGTCGCGGTGACATTGAATTGCTGCGAGGAAATAGCGTTGAGATTTTTGGTAGCGGACGCCTGCACAGCGATCAATGTGAGGTCGCCATAGGTGCCGACAGGCGGCAGAAACGCACGGAGAGAGACCCACACCAGTGTGTCTTGCGTCGAGCTGCTTGTCGCTTTTCGGTTGGTGCGCTCTGCGCGCACCTGCCAGCGGCCGGCGTCTACCTGCGCATAGTAGCTTGAACGCTGCGGCGTCACGGTGCTCAAGTCTATCGTCACGGTCAAAATGGTGACGGGATCGGCGACAGGCACGCCGTCGTCGTCAATTTTTTGCGCCTGAACCTGAAACGCTACTTCCGCATCGTGCATGTTGCCATCGCTGTCCGAGTGCGAGAGCCCGGCCGGCAGCGCGATGTCGATAGCGATCTTGTTCGTAAAAGTCCGGGGGGGATTGCAGACAAACCACGCCGTCCAGTCGTAGCTGTCCTCGTTTATGCCGAGCAGCTCAATTGAACTGACTTCGGTAGAGGTATCTACGTTGTCGGGAAACAGCGTGACGGTTCCACCAGGAGGGATGATCTCCCAAGTGATTTCCGGATAAGCACCCGTTGACTGAACCACGCCGGAGTCGTCAGCCTGGGCGATGACATTTGAGCCAATGCGAAGCTGAGAGATAGCGTATGAGCCGCGCCCGACCACGAACAGCATGTAGAGCTGCTGGTTGTTGTCCTGATAGTCGAAATAGGGCGCTGCGGCCTCGTCGCAAACGATGTTGAATTCGCCCAACATCTCAGGGATGGGCTGGCCGAGACGCGCTTGATTGGACTGCGCATTTAACGAGTAGGTCGGTGACGCCGTTGGCTGTGTCTTCTGCCCCGGCGCCGGCAGCACGGCAGAAATCAGGTAGCGCCCAGCCGTGAGCAACAGCACCGTCGCAAGGCCTTGCGCCGTTTGCAGGCCGATATCCAGCGTTGTGGAAAGGAATGTCCCTAAAGGGCCTGCGAGGTAGGTTGAGACAATAAGCAGAGCGATCTGGGCGACAATTTGCAGACCGTTCGAGGCGCCGGCTCCTCCTCCTCCCATGGGCAACGAAACGAGCACGGCATCGCCGTCGATAACGCAAGTGCCCCATTCGCGACGAGGGACAAGAAATGCGGACAGATCGCCACCGTCGGGAAGCAAATTGGCGTCTCTTAGCAGGACCGTTGAGGATGCTAGGTGCAGATCGGCACGCCTGATCGCGTCGAGGATCGTTTCGCCCTCAAGAGCGCTGGTGATGCTGGCACCCAAGCCAGGCGCGAGCGGATTGGCGATGTGGATCAATCTGCCCATCAGTTCGCCCAGCCATAGAAGACGAGCCGCGTCCAACCTTGTGTGTGCAGCACGGCTCTGGCGTCGAAGCAAACGCCCCAACCTTCGAGCGCGTGCAATATGCCGCCGGCATCAAAATCGAGCCAGGTTCCGATGTGGCGCTCGTCGCCTACCCGCACCATGGTCACAAGATCGCCAGCTTTCGGGCGCTCATCTTTGCGGCGAGGACACCAGTTTCTGCGTTCCTCAACGCTGCGGAACGTTTCCACGACAGCTCTAATATCTCGTCGATCGACAAGAACAATCGGTAGGTCTCTGCCGAAGAATTGTTTTTGAACATGGCGGGTAAGCCCCCAACAGTCGAAGGCACGCGGCCCCATACCTCCTTTTTCATAAGGAAGTCCTATAAGGCTGTTTACCTCGCTCTTATCGAGACAAGCCACGAAACACGTCCGTTCTGTAGATGAGATCGTGAAGAGGCGCGTTGATCTTGTCATCCAATCCGAGATCGACCTCAACGCGAAGAACGTTTGATTTTGCGCCGGTCACGCTGAGACCGTCGATGACCATCGCTGGCTTCGTGAAATCATCGCTGAGATAGCTCCGCAAGGTCACATCAACGGGCGCGCCTGTGGACACTCCTAAGTCGAGATAGGGCGACAATTCCTGAGTGACGTTTGCGATTTGCAATGTTGCCTTTGGCAAGCCCTGGTCCGGCGAGTCGGGCGTGACCAGGTCGAAGCGACCGCGTTCGAACGCGACGGTTTCTCCCGCGTTCATTGGGGCGCCATCTTCGAGGGTGGCCGAAAAGCCAGTCGGATCATTCGCTACGCGGATAGCAACTGGATTTCCGTCCGCGTCCGTGAAGGCCGGATGGCGAAATTCAATGGTGTCGATGCAGACGAGCCCCGGCGTGGCTGAAAACATGTACTCGCGCAGTTCGTCGCTGTAGGCGTCTGTCATGGGAGCACCGCTGCCGGCAGCGAGACATGCACAGCATCATGGAACCGAGCGACAAAGTCCTGAACGGTCTCGCCCGAACCGAAGGTCAACAGCGCCGCTATCGTGCTTGTTTGATCCGGGGCGATGTCGTCCATGGTCTCCACGATCGCGCTCGTCATCCATTCTCCACCGTCGCGTTTCGGCGCCATGGGCTGCTTGATGAACCGCACTTTCCGCGTCACGTAATCTTGGCCGTCAAACACCGGCATCGTGAACCAGCCATTGCCATCGCAAAGGATCCACCTAAGAACGCCTTTGAAGATGTCGAACTGCTGAGGCGTCATAGGCCAGGTGATCGAGTATTGGGTCGCGCCGGAGCGAAATATATTTCGCTGACGTGACTCGCCCTGCTCGAAGTCCGTGCGCTGGAGATTGTCCGCCAACGTCACCGCATAGCCGTCATTTAGCGGCGGAGCCGGCAATGCGTAGTCGGGCCATGCTGGGAGCGAAGTCACGACGAGCCCCGCTTAAGGCCGTGTGTCGCTTCCAAAGACTTTGTGAGGGCCGAACGGCCTTGATGGTTCGCAAGGGCAAGGTTCTGATCGATCATTCTTATGATGAATTCTTGATCAAACCCGCCGGACGAATTCGGTGTTTGCGGGCCGTGTTGGACCGAGACGTTGGGATCGGTCTTCACATTCCAGTTGAATTGCGGCGGCGCGGGCTGGGCTACATGAACCTCAACCGGCAACGACATCATGTCATCGATCGCGCGCGACTGCTTGGCCGTGTAGACGCTTTCGCCGCGTTGCAGGATCGCGGGGATTTCGTCGGAGCCGAGCCCGACGCCCCGCACGCCAGAATGAAAGCGCGGTGCATCACCGAAATAGGCCGGGTGAACTACGCGCAACGCCGCCCCATCGCCTGCAACACCACCGGCATGATGGGTCTCGGCGGTGACGGCGCTTCCTATGCCGGCGGCAACTGCTGAACTAACCGGCCCGTCATTTCCGCCTCCAAGGCCGAGAGCACTTCCAATAAGAGAGATACCCTGGTTGAGCAAACCGTTGACGCTCTGAGCGAGATACCGCTGATAAAGCAGCTTTTCAAATTCCGTAACCCAGAAATTCACATAGTCGGAGAGCGCGGTTTTCGAGCCGTTTATCATCGCAATAAAATCGTCTTCGGTCTTTTGCGATGCATCGGTGGTGAGCTGCTGGCTCGTCTTAGCCCAATTGGCGGTGTCCTTTGTCAGGCCCTCATATCCACGTTCGGCACCAGCTTCCCAATCCGTCCGCCGCGCCCAATCGTCACTATAAACCTTAGCGATCTTGTTGTTGAAAACGTCGGTGAGAAACACCTGATATTTTTCGTAGAGATCCTGAGCGTTAGCGACTGTGGTCTTGTTCTTTTCATACCAATCATCCAGCGCAGCTTTGTCGTTGTCGTACCAGCTGTTCGTTGCCTGAAGTTGGACGGTCGCGATCATATTGCTTTCAGACTGGATCGCCTTCGGTGTTGCGGTCGTGTCGGTTTTGGGATCGTAGGTCTGAAGATCAGAAAGGCCGCTGAAAGATTGCGTGATGTCTTGGACACCTGACAGGTCGTTTTGAGCAGTGTGCTGACGTTTCAGGGCCGCCGTGAGATTGTCGATAATCGCGCGCAGCTTGTCGGCCGCTACGCCATGAGCATATTGCAGAGCGGTCACATACGGCAGCGTTGCCTTCTGGATTTCGAACTCTTGTTGAAGATCTCTTTGGGCGTAGGTGGAGTCGAAGGCGGCGGCGGCCTCCTTCTCATAAGCCGTAGCCTGGTCGGTGGCCTGGCTGACGGCTTGAGGTCCCTCGGTGAGCACGAGTCGCTTCACCAGTTCTTCGTGAGCCTTCTCCGCGTCGTTGAGGTTCAATTGCGCATCGCGCTGCGCCTTGAGCACCTGCGCCCGCTTTGTCTGAATATCAGAGAGCGTTGTTTCCAACGTTTTCTGCTGATCGACAGTAAGGCCTCCCTGTTTCAGAGCGTCGTCATATTTTTGCTGCTCGGCAGACAGCTGCTCCAATTGCGCCGGGAACGGGTCGAGGGTCTTCTTTAGTGTGGTTGCATCATTGATGAGGTCTTTAATCCCTGATTGATAAGCCTGCGCGTGAGCAAGGAGCCCATCGGTTGGAGCCGACGTATCAGACCAGCCGGTGAGTTGATCGACCTGGGCGTCAGTCATTCCAGCGTGTTCGCCCTCCATCAGGTCATAGCTGTGCCCATCGGCCTTAGCCTTTTTCTCCAGCCACTCATCAAGGGCAGTCACCGAACCGCTTATCGCGTTGCTGAACGCTCCCCAAATGCCGCTGGCTGTCGTGACGTGCGTGGACACGTCATCCAGCTCGGGCTTCAACTGAGCAAGGATCAGACGCATTGCGTCAGCGTTATGCCCACTTTCGAACAATTGCTCTGCGGTTGCCGCGATGGGCGCGGGCAGATTGCCGAGTACCTTCTGCAGATCCTGCAGACCTTGCGTTCCACCGTGAAGCTTGTCGGCCAGTTCCGCAGCCGCTTCCGGAATGTCCTTGCCGACCACGACGGCATAACCACGCGCTGCATCGGCGACGGTGGTCCACAGCTGCGGGTCGATTTTGTTCTGAATAAAGCTGGCGACCATCGCTTTCGCCGACAGATCAGAAACCTGCGCCGCGTTTTGGACGTCCTTCGTGAGGCTATCGATCTTATCCTGCGTGAGGCCAGCAGCGTTCCCTGTCAGGGTTATCGCGGTTGCTATCTTGTCGTTCGCTGCCTCGATAAGTGTGCCGACATAGGCGAGCCCGACTCCGGCAACTCCTAACGCAATCAACGCCGCTAGAGCTGGATTTTCCGCGATTATGTCGAGCGCAGCTCGGAACCCAAGCGCGTCGGCGCGGGAAACACCGAACCTTTCACCTACGTGCGCGAGCTCGCTTTCGAGGTGCACGGCGCTTTCCGTACCGCTGGTGATCGCCTTTTCGGTGTCGGTATAGGCTTGCTTTGCCAACAGCACGGCAGCGGTGTGTTCTGTCTCAGAAATCTTGCCCGCTTTGAGAAGAGCGTCCGCCTCCGCCATCGAGGTATTCAGTTTTACCTGGGCAGCACCCAATGGGTCGATCTGGGCTCGAAGCGCCGCTGCACGGCCGGTTAGATCGTCTTGCGCCGCGCGCGCCGCCAGCAAGGACCGGACATTCTCATCCTGAGCGACCGTGGCCACCGCAAGACTTGCCGCTGCCGCTTCGACGCTCGCTTCGTAGGCCTCTTGGCTTATCGTGCCCTGGGCGAGTGCCGCGCGCGCCTGGTTCACAGAGGCATTATAGGCGTTTTGAGCACCCACTAGCGCCGCTACCGCTGTAGCGGCCTCTGCGCCTTCCGCCACGACGTCCCTAAGCGCGTCCGCCAGCGCTAGGCTGCCCTTAGCCGCGCCGGCTGCAGCATCCGCAGCCAGCGACGATGCCTTCGCTTGCCCCTGTAGCGCGACCGAAACGGCGTCGTAGGTGCCCGCGAGGCTCTTCCCATCCGCTGACGCACTCTTTGCTGCGGCACCGACCTTCGTCAGGCCAGCTTCGGCTTGGGTGGCAGAAGCCACCAAGCCGGCCGAGTCACCTGTGAATACCGCGCGCGCTACGAGATCGGTCATCGCACCACCCGCTCAGCGGCTGAGCCGGCGATTATATATTTCGAGGCAGGCATCCTCGATGACGCGAAGGGAACCCAGCGTCTCTGGCGATGCGTCGATGCGAAGCCAACTCGCGATCGCGGGCAGACAGGAATAGTCGAGCCCTGTGTGAATGAGCTGCGATAGCTGAACGCCGCCTTTCGAGAAGGTACGCGAGACCAGGCGCCACTGCGTGCGCATATGGATGAACAAGCGCACAGCGTCGATATTCTCGGGTTCGACTTCAGCTTTGATCTCATCGGTGTCGGAGTTCTTTTCAAACAGCGGCGCCAGCTCCTCGTCGCTGGCACCGAATGCTCGGGCTTGTTCGATTATTCCCTTATTGCTGCCGGTCGCCGCCCTGCCTTCGCCCAACAACAGCGCGGCGACCGATCTCAGTTTCCCGCGAGGCGGCCGCCGATCATGTTCATGAAGCAAGTGAGGATTGCATCGCGATAGGCAGGCTCACGACGGAGATAGTCCGCAGCAATCTCAAACGGCACCGGCTGGCCGGCCTCGTCCTGGAAGCCGGGAAATTCGACAACAAGCGCGTCGAATAGCGCCTCGCCACCAGGCACACGGCGCTCTCCGGCAGGAACTTCTTTCTTCGATGCCTCGTCGAAAATCCTTTCGCGCTCCTTTTGTGAAAGGATTTTGAAGCGGACATCGAGCACGCGCTGCTCGAAGCTGCCGCCGTCTGCCGGCTGTTTGATCATGCAAGGCCAGACGACGGTGCGCGGCTTCTGAGGATCTGGCAAAACCAGCTTGATCTTCGCGTCGCTCATCACTGCACCGTCCATTTCCACTCATCATCACCCAGCGTGCGAGTGAACGACAGGTTGGCTTGCACCAGGAGCGTGTCGCCGTCTTTCGTGTAGGTGGGCGAGATAAGCTGCACGGCGGGCGCGTTGAAGATCACGATATTACCCGCGGTCGCTCCGTGCGTGATGGTGAGGGCGCCGGTCGTGGTGGACAAGATTTGCTGCATCACGTCGAAGTCGGCGACCGACGTCATCTCGAAAGAGACTTGGCCGGTTGATGCGCGGTTGGTGATATCCACGCTCGCCGCGTTTGGCCTGTCGCGGTAAGCCACCGTGTTGCCCTGCGTGAACGTGAGCTGCTGTAACACGGCTTCGAAGCCCAATATCGAGAAAGCGGTATTGGCCTTGTTGACCTCGACCGAGTCCACGAAGCTTCCGAGCTGGGCTGCCCAGCCAGCCGGAAATGCAGCGTCGGCCAACGGAGCGTAGAAGCCCGTCATGTCGAAGTGCAGCGTAGGCAACTCTCCGCCTTGGAAGCTGCCGGTCATCGTGCCGCGCGTGCCGACGCTGACGTGCTTCAGCCCGTCGATGAAGTGATAATTGGTGCAGGACTCGAAGCCTCCGGAGATAGGCGCATAATCGACCTTGGTGTCTGCCGTGATCGTCTCGCTCATCCCACAGGCGCGCATCTGCGGGCCATAGAGAGGCGCGGTGCCAGCCGCGCCAGATCCGGCCGTCTCCACGTCGAAAGCGATCGTACGGTGGACCTGCGAGGGCGATTGCGGCGAAGCGCCGAAGTTTGGAAATGCACGATCGCGAGTCTTCATGTCGGCGACCATCGGAACGGTCGTGAGGTTCCAGACCTGCATGGCATTCACGGCCGCCGGCGTTGGATCCGTGGAGTACGTCGTTTCGAGCTTCGTGAGGAGGAGTTGTTTGTTCGACAGCTTCATGGGTCAGCCTTCTTTGTTGGAGGGTTTGTCGTTGCTGGCTTCCGCCTTGATCCGCGCCAGCTCGTCGAGCGTCTGGGCGCGATCCGCGGCGGACTTGTCCAGGATGTTGTCCTGCTCGGCCGGCGAAAGGCCGGCGAGCAGCTGAAGCTGATCCGGACGGAGCGCCTGGCGCAGCTTGAAGCGCCGGCCCGCCGCGCCGTCGTATCCGTGCGCCGCTAGGTTATCGCCGTCTTTAGTCAGCGGAACAGGCCGAGGCATGGCGCCAGGCCCATCGATGATGATCCGTCCAGAGTTCTTCATTCTGCGATTGCCCTCACGTAGTACGGGCACGCAAAATCGCATGCCCAAAGTACAAAGCCCTGGTCGTAGTCGGCGCGCGCAATGCCAGCGCCGACAAAGCTGACAGGCGAATTCTCTCCTTCAGGCGTCCAGCCGATAAGCGCGGCTTTCACCGCTTCGCTGCTATCTTCGATGTTGTCGAGATCGGACTCCGAAGTCCGCACGCGCTGCTTTGTGAAGCCGAGGATCACACTGAAGACGCGTTGCGTCCGCTGCCTGATTGAAACCGCGCTGTCGCTCGGCGCAGCGCGATCGGACTTTGGTATTACAAACGCTGTATTCGAAAACTTCAGCACGTCGGTGATGCCGGCTAGATCGCCGCTACCACCCACAACCCTCAGCGGCTCTGGTGTGCAGTCAATGCGAAGCTTTTCGATTACCGTCTTGACGCGGATCATGCTGAACCTCGCACCGCAGCCGGTGTGGTGCCAAGCAGCGCAGCATTGAGATGAACAGTCGCGATGTCTTCCGCCTCAGCTAAATCGGCAGCATTAATACCGAGGTAGGGCCGCGCAGGAATTTTGATGTCGTATTCCGGGAGCGTGACCCACGAAGCGAAGTTTGCTTTCGCCTTCTTGACCAATTTCGGAGACAGCTCTCCGCTCTTGTTCACTTTGCGGTAGGACTGTTGGGAGCGGGCGAAGATGTGGATAGTGGCACCTTCTTGATGAACGCCAGCATATCTGACGTTGGATCCCCACTCGACGCCGGAATTCTCCGGCAGGACATTGTGCGTCTCGCTGTCGAGGAGGTGGCGCGACAGCACAAGCGTCTGACCGCCATGCTCGATGACCCGTTGAGACGTCTTCCATGGCTTGCCGTCTGGGTCCATCCCGGTTCGGAAGCGAAGCCGTGTCGCTGTGTCCATCGCACCGCCTATGGCCTCATACATCGCGCGGCTGCGGTCGCCTGGGAACGTAATCAGCCGAGCTGCGGCGCCGCGCACAGCTGCATCGTCGTAGGCGATTTCCATTCCAATGCCGCCGCTCAACTTACGCTCCCCTCAACGAGCGGCGGTCGAACGTGCGACGCCGTGTGATGATCTGGGGCGTGCCACCGCTTGCGCCGGCGGCGCGCAATGTGACGTCGCCAAGCGTCGCCGTTCCGTTGCCCACCATCGTCAGGAATTTGATCGTGTCCTCGTAATCTTTGCGGACACGATCCGTGGCAGGGTCCGCGAGGTGGTAGTGGGCAACCGCGCATGTCCGGTTGACCAGGTCGCCGGGCACCGGCGTCACTGGTGTGACGATCCGCAACCCGATGAAGGAGTTCACCTCGTCGCTCGCAGCATCGAGCGCATCGCTGAGCACGCCATAGTCGATCGCGCCCGCCGGCGGATTGGCGCGGTCGGTAATCGCGATGATCTCGTCTTCGCCGAAGCGATCGATCATGTCTTGTGCGGTGGCATAGCTCATCGCTTCATCCCAAGCGCACCGAGATACAGATCGAGAATGGCGTCCTGCTCCTGGCGGTCCGCCGTATCGAGCTTCCGCAGGCGCACTACCTGGCGCATGATCTTGGTGTCGAAGCCTTGGCCTTTAGCCTCGGAGTAGACTTCACGCATATCCGCGGCGAGGGCTTCCTTCTCTTCTTCGAGGCGCTCGACGCGGTCGATGAAGCTCTTGAGATTGTCCTTAGCGAACCCGCTTTTAGCCATTGGGTCTCTCCAGTTCGGCGCGGCGTAGGGTGACCGGCTTTGGGGCATAGAGGCCCTCTTTCCGGCGACCACCGACCGAGAATTTGCTGCTGGCCCGGCTCGCCGAGCCGCGCAACACGCCGCGCATTTTGGTATTCAAACGAGGCAGCTTCTTCATCGTCCACCTGTTAGGTGGGAGCGGAAATCCCGAGATCTCCGCTCCCGTTCAAACGGCGCCGCCGCTATGCGGCCTATGCAATCACCCTCTCTCGGGTTGGGTGACCATTCCCATAGGGTGCTGGAGGCCTTGCGAGCCGTGCCAGAGCGCCTCTCTCGCTATATGGTTCGGGGGGCTGGATTTGAACCAACGACCTGCAGGCCAAGCCTGCCGAGCTACCAAGCTGCTCCACCCCCGGCCTTCGCTAGACGCCGTCCTTCTCGATGGGTCTGTCGATGACCTCGATCGTAAGCTTGGGCTCGCTGAACATGCGATCGAGCTGCACGTCATCGAACTGATCGACCGGATATTCCGCAGGCGCCTTCGAGTGCTGAATGCCGCCGCGCCAGAAGCCTTCCTGCACGGATTTCACGCGGATGAAACGGCGCGTCCCCTTTTCCGGCGGCGTGGCCGGGATCGCCACGATCGAGGCGGCGGTCCCGCTTTGCTTTTTCGACTTGCCCATGCCCCGCCTCAATCCAGATACGGCGAAACGGCGAGCTCGGCCGCCTGATAGTTCGTATTCGACGCGCCCGAGGCTAGGAACTGCGCCTGGATGATGGATTGCGCGGCTGCCCGGTTGGACGCGCCGACAACCATACGGAACTCGGCATTGGCGATCTCAACGCCGTAGTCGAGCTTCATGCCCAGCATGCTCTGCATGGCGGCGTTGAAGTGAGCCGTGTCGAGCGGCTGCTTCGATCCCCAGCAAAGCTGCGGCAGGGTGTAGCCGGTCGCGTAACGCGCGTCGGCGCCATAGACGAACTTCTTCTGGTAGAAGACGTTGTCGTCGTTGGGCGCTGCCTTCGAGACGAAGGAATAATCCCGCCGCTTCTGCAGCAGCACCGGCAAGAGGGGTTGGTTCTTGGCGATCAGGAACCACGGGGCACCATCGCCGCCGTCGGTGTTCGCGAACGTCGTCTTGGTACCGTCCTCGGCGAGGATCGGATGATCCGTGTCGAAGAAGTATTGCCCGTCGAAGCACTCGCCGCCCGCCGCGAAACCGCTCTTCAAGGCGCCGAAAGTAAGCCGGTCGTAGTGGCGAGTCGTATTGCCGCCCATCATCTGCAGCATCGGCGTATAGATGCCGAGGTTGTCGTCTTCGAAGTCGTTGCGATCGACTTCGAGCGTGATTTCCCAATCGCGGTTGGTCACGGTGTAGCCGCTGGCGGCCACACGGCTGGATTGACGATCGCCGAGCCACTCGCGCACCTGCGGGAGCATATTCAGCCAACCGTATTCGTTCTTCTTCGTGGTGGAGGGGACCGTAGTCGCGATCAGCGCGTATTGCGATGTCGTCGTCGTCAGTCCCGTCTTGAATGCAGCGTTGAAGCCGATGCCGGCGTTCTTCAGATTGCCCGAATTGATGATCAAAGGATGTCTCCTTAATAGGTGATGGTGACGACGAGCTGGGCGAACGCGGTAGCGTCGGTGTTCGCGCCGCCCACCGTGAAGTTCACGCGATCGCCCACCGCGACGACGTTGAGGGCCGTTGGCGTCGCCTCGTCTTTGTCGCCAACCGCAGAGCCGGCTTGGGTGATGGTGATAAGGCCACCCGTGATCGCTGCTCCATTGATGCGACCGGTAAGCGTGGCGTCGCCAGCCGCGAGAGCGTGCCTTTCGAGCGAGCACCGGACATCGGTGATCTCGCCATTCACCGGAGAGGTGAAGGCGAAGACGCGGGCGTCGGCGCCGACCAGGTCGTCGATCCGAAGCGGGAGATAGGCCTTGCGCTCATCCGGCCCCACCCGAACCCACACGCCGGTCGCGGCGACATCCACGATGCGGCCCGCAGGACTGCGCGTGTTGCCGGCGTCCGTGCGGGCGACCGTTTCGTCATCCACGACGTAGCAATGCTTGCCGATGTCCGCGATCGTGATCGCATCGGCGCCGGCGCTGTTGCCAAAGAGAAACGTGCCGAAGCGGAAGTCGATGTTGAGGTCGCCATCGTTGCCGGCAGTGTTGTCGGCTTCGTATTCCGCCACGCCGAGGGCAATGAGCCCGATGGCGTGTGCGCCCGGAAGCGCGTAACCGCCTGACGCGCAGACCAGGGCGCCTTCGTAGATATGTTTGCCCTGGGCGACGCCCAAGGAGCCGCGATCGTCGCGGCGGCTGGACACAGCGCGTCCCGTCGAGAGAGCCATTTATGCGTTCCTCTTTTGCAGGTTCAGTTCTTTCAGGAAATCGGCCTCGCTGAGACCCATCTGGGCGCACATCGCCTTCTGATCCTTGTCGAGGGCGCCATCGGCCGGCACGGAAGGCGCAATGCTTCCGTCACCGAGGATCGTCGGTTGCTGCTCGATGAATTTCCGGAAGCCTTCCGGTTGGCGGGTGCAGTAGTCGATCGCCCAATCCTTCTGCGCGGGAATGATCTTGCCGTTCTTGATGGCGTTCGCGACCTCAACCTCGGCGGTGCGACCGTCGGCCTGACGGCTCAGCGTGGCGACTTGCTTCTGCAGCTCGTCAACGGTGGTGCGGAGAGCGTCGGCGTCGGCGCCTTCGGCGCCGGCGGTAGCCGGCTTCTTCACCTTGGCGCAGAGCGCCGCTGTGATCGCTTCATCGAGCACCTCGAACTTCGTTACGTCGAGACCCGCCGCCTTGACGATCTGCTTGGCGTTACCGAGAGTGGCGGCGCCGGTCTTCAGGCTCGCGCAAAGCGCCGTTGTCGTCTTTTCGTCCAGCGTTTCGAACTTCGTCACGTCAATGCCAGCCGCTTGCGCAATCAGCCTCGCGTTGGTGCACATCGCCGCATTGTTCTGCTGCAGCGACTTGATCTTGGCGGTCACATCTTCCGCCGTCGCTGTCTCGGGAAGGCCGAGCAGCGCACAGAGTGCTGTCAAGTTCACGTTCTCATTCTCCTTGCTTGCAAGAGCGCGCATCTGAAGCGCGGGGTCGTTGGTGAGGGCGGCGCGAAGGACGCAGGTGATCGTGCGATCACCTTCGCGATAGGAAAAAACGGGAGAGAGGTAGCGGTATTCTTTCGCGGCGACGGCGGCGGCGCCGCTCGGCGTCCAGTCGATATGTGCCCAAACGCCGGGCTCTCCGGCTGGGCCGGCGGCCTCAATCTTGTCAATCCAGCCAGCAGCGCGGGTGCTGCGCTCCGTTTGCTCGGGGCGATCACTCGCGTGGTCGTAGTCAAGCGCCAGCGGCTTAGCGGACGCTCGCGAGGCTGCGATTACCGCAGCGACGTCGCTCATCTTCCAAGCTGCCCGACCGTCGGCAGCTTTGATGGTCTCTCCTGGCGGAAAGAGCTGCGCCCATTCCGGGGCGCTGCCGTCGCCCGAAAGCGATAGGGCGGCGACGAGAGAGCCGGTGCCGGGTTGTTGTGTCATGGGGCGGAACATGCCCGCCGACGAAACGCCCTTCGCCCGTGACATATGTCACGGCCACCGGAGCGCGACGACCGCGCGCGCCGGAAAGGTCGCTCTCGCCTAAGTTGCGCGAAGGCGGCCAGCTCGCCCGATATTTGGTCCAAAGTTCCGGGCGAGATGCAAGAGCGCCCTTGGAGCGGCGGGAAAGAGGCCGCGTGAGCCCCTTAGAGGGGTCTAAGGGCCTCTTCGCAGCCCGCTCCCGTGGGTCGGGGTGCGGAACCGCCCACGAACGTTCCTGTGGCAGATTTGGGGGCACCCCTTGCCCGTTAACACAAGTAAATGATTTCTTAACGCTAACGCCTCGGGGCGGCTGGACTCCTCCGCTCATGCGTTCTTATCTTGTTCGCATCATGGAACGCGATCTCACCGGCTACAAAGCAATCGAGGATGACGACTTGGAGCGGGGGTTCTACGTCTCGATTCTGGTCGAACTCGGCAAGATGAAGAGCATCACGCCGAAGCGCGCCCGCGAACCGGAGGTGAAGGAGCTGCGCGCGCAAGACCTCACCGATCGCCTGATCGCTCACTTCGCGCAAAGCGGCTGGCTTGTGGTCCACAAGCCGAATTACGGCAACCACTTCAATCCTTATCCCAGCAAGAAGACCACCGGCGATGAAACGGCTTAGCCTGACCGAACTTGAGGAGCGCGCGTGGGGGCCGCCGGTGGGCGAGTACGGTGCCAACGAACCTATCCCCGGCCCACCAGGTCACGGCTGCACCAGCTTCCGCCAACGCCGGCACCTCGGCTCGCCCTACCGTTTGGATCTGGATGATGGAAAGCCGCGCAAGCCTTCAGCGCCGAAGAAGCCGTGGTTTCAGTTTCCCTATGATCGTCCGACTTGGCGCGAGCTGCATGAACTCTACGCACTCATGGATCGGTGAGTTTCGCCGGACATTCGGGCCCTTCACGCTGCCAGCTGTTCAAGAAAGGCTTTGCCGACGTTATAGCCAAAGCCGGGATCGATGCCGGCAGGAACGCGGCTGGTCTCGCCAGTGCGCGCATTGGTGAATATCTGCCAGATCGTTTTCGGTGCGCTCGTCGTGATCAAGCCGCTCGCGCTCATCTGATCGTACTGTCTCTTCGACAATGCGATGACACCGCACTTACAGCCCCAGCCATTTGGCGGATAATGCGTGTCCCACCAAGGATCATCTGCAGGCAGCGCTGTGCCGTCCCACGCGAGATGCTCCGCTCGCGGATGCGCACTCGTGGTGTGGTCGTACATGAGATAGGGCTGATCGGAGATGTTCCGTTGAATGCCCGCCCATTGCCCCGCTTGGTATGACACACGCATGTTCGTGTCGAAAATCGTTTGCAGCCGACGAAGAGACCCGAGCTGCGCATCGTTCAGGGTGCCGCTTATTGGATCGAAAGCCGGCCCTCGTCCCCACCAGCCTTTGTCGGCCAATATCGGCTGAAGCTGCTTGGCGAAGTCTTGGAACGTTGTTCCGTTCTTCAATGCGTCATCGAGCGCGCTGGAGATATCGTCCAAAATGTCGAAGCCCGCGCTCTTTGCAACCGTAAAGCTTTGCGCGTGCATCTGGTCGAAAACATCCAGCCATGAGTAACTCGGCGACGGGGAAGCAAGCCGCTGGCCGAACGCATCGATGGCGTCTGTCGGCGCGATGTTGCGGAAGACCAGATCAGCCATCTTGCCCAGGCCGCGCGGGCTTGATCCTATCTCCCACCGCTCCGCCGGCGAAAGCCTGAAATGTCAAAATGGCCAGCCGATTGCCCAATGCGTTCATATCCACCTTGCCGTGAAGACGCGCCAAGGCAGATCGAAATTCTCCCTCATCTTTCGCAGCTGCAGCCGCGTTGATGATCTGATCGACAGCGGGCCTCATCATGGCCTGCCAACCAGAGAGCTGCGCGCGCACGGCGTGACTGATTTGGTCGCCCGCATCCCCAGCGGAAAGCAATTCCACCGCGAGCGAGGATGCCAGCGCTCGCGCCTGAAGAAGTGGTCCAAGCGCGCTGCTTAGGTCGGCTCGGAGATCGGTTGATGGGATAGCGTTGGCGGTCGGGTCGAGCGTGCCAACTGCCGGCGCCCTTAATACTTCGTCTCCTTCCTGTGGCTCGGTGAGGCCCACATTCACCCGGATGTCATCCTGCCTTACCCGCAAGCCCATCGGCACCAGCTTCACAGCAGTGTCGATCATCAGCGCGACGTCTTTCTGCTCCGGCCGACCGATCCAGACCCACGGATAATTTCGAGGCTTCCCGCTTTGATCCTTAGGGCCGTAGTTTAGATCGACATAAGGCCGTATGAGCTGTGCGTTGATGCAGGCCATCAAGGCCTTCGCATCGGCTCGCTCGATGTCTTCCCGAACCTGCGTGTGATCTTGCGCGCCGCCAAGCTTTCCGGGCGTGGAGTCGGTTGTTCCCGTTTGGCCCAACACAGCCTTGGAGATCTGATCGTCGAAGAACTTTGCCGTTCCCCCGAATATGCCACCGTCGCTCGAACCGCTGCCGGCTTTCGTCTCGACGAACTGGATGTCCATCGTATTCGGAATAATAGCGGCGGCATCCGAGCTGATCGACGCTACAGAGCGAAGAAGCTCACGCTTGTCGTCGTCACCCGCGCCAGGCGCATATTTTCCGAGACGGAAAGGAATGCCGTACACATCGAGGAACTGCATCCAATCCTTGATGGTGAAGTTCTTGAACATCCACGCCCAGGCAACAGGCCGCGCAAGGCCGGAGCGAAGCGGTATGCCCGACTTCGCTTTGATTTGGGCGCTTACGAACTTCCAAGGCGGAAGCGGATGCGCGAGTCCATCATCACCGATCAGCATGGGCGCGCGCCTGGTGGCGAGATCAAACCGGATGAACCGAGGATCCACGTATTCGAGACGGATCGGCGTCCATTTATCCGCGTCCGTACGCCAGATAATTTCCGAAAGCGAGATGCCCTTGCCCACGGCGTCAAGGATGTCGAAGAGCGCGTTGTCCAGTAATCCAGAGTCCAGGAATACCCGCTGGACGTCAGCCGTTATCTGCTCCGCATCGGGATCGTCTCCCGACGGCGCCTCCACTGTCATGTCCAGCTGGCTGATTTGACGCTTTCGCGTTCCCAGCACGGCCAGATAATGGAGATCCTTTTCCTCCATTTCCTCTGCCAGCTCGAAATAGGCTTGTGGGTCTCCGTCCTCGGCGTCGCGCAATATCTCGGCAAGGCGCTGCGGCGAGAGGCCCCGTGTGACGCCGCTGCCCACCGCTTGGCGCACGCCCATCATGGATGCTGCAGCAAGCTGCTGCGTAAGAACTTCGCGAATGATTGGCTGCCCGTACTGATCGAGCAAGCCGGTGGGTTGGCCTACCATGTTCCTCCTCCAAATCTCGGCGGCGTCCGATCGCGTTCACCAGGCCGCATGCGCATGCGGCCATCATCGGCGACTGCGCTCTCATCGTACTTCCCCTGTCCGCGCGCGACGCCTTGATAGCCGCGACATTCGAGGATGACGGCGAAGCTGGCCGCATAGGCGAGCGCGGCCGCCGGCGCGAAGTCGCCGTGCCTTTTGCCCCCGTCTCTGTCGTCAGCCTTGGCACCGGGCGGAACCATCGGAACGCCGGCTACCAAGGTGATCATGGCGAGATCGCCCGTTAGGAAATCGTCAGCGGGATATTCGAATGTGCGATCTTCAATCGCCGCCTTAAGCTTCGGCATGTTGGCCAGGTACCAAGCTTGGCTCAGCTTGACGCATTCGACGGCCGCTTCGCCGTATTTCTGCATTGTCACTTCGGCGAGATAGGCGCCGTTACCAGTAGCGTCGAACTTGCCGGCACCGCGGCGAGGCAGCCGCTCGGTTACATAAAAGACGACTTGGCGTTGTTGCTCGAACGGCACGTTGCGCATCTCGATAACGAATGGAACGCGCCTGGTCAGGTTCCGAAGCGTGGCAATGGGCGCGAAGACAGAGAGATCGCCATCTCGCGCGAAGTCGTGGCCGTAAGCGTGGCTACATGTCTTGTCGAGCTTCTCGAGTACCGGATCGACGTTGGCCTTAAGCCAATCCTCAATGAAGGTCTCGCGATATTGTTGTCCCATGACCGCAAAGCCATCGGTGCACTGTAGGCGCAGAACCGGCGGCAGATCACGATTGGCACATGCCTCAATGACAACGCGCGGAATATAGACGCCGCTACCGAGACTCGGGACGCAATCAAGCTCCTCGCCGGCGTGGGTTCCATAGTTCTTCCGGATCGCAGCGCGCCATGCCGCCTCGGCCGCCGGCGACCACGTTTTTCCGGTCACGAGACAAATGCGCTGATACAGACCTTGCTCGATCGCCTCATCGAAGGTGCAGCGGACTACATTGCCCGGCTTCTTCCCAGAGCGGATATCCTGGATCAACTTGTTGAAGGCGTTCGCCTCGCCGTTGTGCGTCGAGATGACCAGCAGTTTGCCACCCCAGATCAGCAACGCGAGCGCGGCCTTCAGCAGCTCGTCGGGATCATCGTGGAACGCGAACTCGTCCAGGATCACATAACCCTGACGCCCGCGTAGCGAGCGAGGCCTGCTGGAAAGTGCGACAATCTCGAAGCCAGCAGCAAACCGAATGCGATAGGCCTGAATGTAGCGGTCTTTGCCGCCGTCCCGGCCGTCAGCGAAAAGGAATTCGTCCACCGCGCTAGCTGCCGGCTCGAACGATTTGGCCCACATGGCACAAGTGTCGATAAACTCCCGCGCCATATCGAGGTTGTACCCGAGGTATAGCGTATCCATTCCGCCGGCCGCGCGGCTCGCGCCGGATGTCAAAACGGCATCGGCGCCGACACCCCAAGTGGCACCCGTCCGTCGGCTCTTTTCGGCAACGGTAACTTGGTGCTCGGCAGTCGATTGGAGGAGTGCCTTTTGAAACGGAAGAAGGATGTCAGGCATCGCCATGCCGGCGAGAGGCTCAGGCAAAGACGCAACCGCCTCCTCACGGTGGCGCTTCCATTCTTCCTCACTGATAGGCAAGCCCGTCAGCTCGGCCAGGGGCATCGCGTTCATGATTTTGCGAGCCCGAGGATTTCCCGCTTGATCGTATCAACGGTCTCTTTCGAGAAGCCATCCTTCTTGCCGAGTGTGCGGGTGACGACTTCCGACGCCTTCTTTGCGATCTCCAGCCTTTCCTTCAACAGCCTGTCGCTGTCCGTCTTGCGCGCCCTGGACAATTCGCCAAGCGCCTTTGAAAGAGCCATCACCTGCGCCGGCGTTAGCGTGACGGGCTCTCCGTCCTCGTCGGCCGCAGATAACATGTCCATGATCGTTGTGTGGAGCACCTGGTTATTCAGGCGCGCCAACTTGTCGTCGTCGGCATCACCAAACTTTTCGACCAAAGCCTCAGCGATGTCCCGGCTGCGTCGGATGCGTTCTCCAACGACCTTGATGTCTTGTTGCCGTCGGCTTAGCGCGCTCCTTGAGACTTCGAGACCTATAGGCGCTCCAATTCTGCGGACCTCTTCGACGAGCTGGTTAAGCGTTAGTCCCGGATCGGCGAGCTTCTCGTCAATCGCCTGCCGCAATTCTGTGGGAAGCTGCGCGATCTTGGAGCGACGGGCCATCTCAGTTTCCGAATGAAGGCTTTTTGATGCCCGTGATTGCGATCGTGCCGGCTGCAACGTCCGCGCCGCGCTCCAAAACGTGCGCAACCGCGAGCTTGTCGTCGAACCACTCCAGCCGGATGCAGCCCGCCGTTTCGAGGAAGCGAAGATCCATGCGAACGGCCTCGCGCGTCAGCCCGGCTGTGAGCCCGAGCTGCGCGAGCGCCTCACGCAGAACACTTTCGTTTGCGTCACCGTTCGACTCGACCAGTAACTTCAGGATCGAGAGACGGCGGTGCGCGGCTGCTATTTCTGCCAGGCCCATAGCCTATGCCCTTGTCATCATCGTTTCGGTGATCACGCCGATCGACCGTTCCGTTCGCGTTTGACCTTCGTGTAGTGAGTGCATCTCGGCGCTCAGTGCTTTTATGTCGCCGGCCATTTCTGAGACGAGCTTGCTCATCTCCTTGAAGTCGTCCGACTGCGGCATTGCGTGGATGCGCTCTTCCAGCCTTATCAGCCTTCCTTCATGGTCGGTCACTTTCTTCTCAACCGAAGCTAAGGCGTCGCTGATTTCGTCTTTGGCCGCCGCGCGTAAGATGTACACAGCGGCCGGCGCCAAGATACTCATCACGAGCGCGGCCAGCGAAAGCCATGTGTCTGCGGACCAGGTCAAGCCTTCGCTCCTATCTTTTCTGCGAACGCGCGCTCGAAAATCGATTGGCAAACAACACACCGCTCGACGCCCCGCACAGCAAGCCGGCGCGCGGCAGGAATTTCCCCATCGCAATCAAGACAGTCTTCACGCGATGCTCCCTTCTTGGAGGCCAGCACAATGCGAAGACGCGCGAGTGCTTCTTCCCGCGCGTCTTCTTCGGCTTGCTGGGCGAAATCGAACTGGTCCATTACTGGTTCAGCTGGGTCCGCACAGTGGCTTCGAGCGCGTGCAGCTCGTCGAGGTCCTGCTGTGTCGGCCCCGCTGCGTCGGCCCAATTCAGGAACTGCTGCGAGTCCATGGACAGCGTGATGACTGTCGGCAGCAGCTCAACGATGCCCACGTCGCTTGCGGCCGACTGAGCGAGCGCGTCGGCAGCCGGCAGCTTGTAGACCGTGATGACGGTTCCGACCGTGTCGATCGCGGTGTTCGCGTCGGCGAGCAGAGAAACCGTGTCCGTTGCGCCGTTGGTAGCCGCGATCTTTTCCGCGCCATCGAAGGCGACGCCGATCGAGGCATCCGCTTTGCGGAGTTGGGTAACGATACCGGGATCGGAGCACAGCTTGGAAGCTCCCGGCGAGCCGCAGGTCGGCAGCAGGGAGTAGCCGGCGGCGGCGGACAGAAACACGCCGTCATATTTGGCGCGCGCTTGGTAGACCGCAGCCTGCGCCGCGTTCAGCTTGGGCGAGTTGGGATCCACAGCAACCGGCGACGTCACCAGCCCGCTGAGCGCACCACAGCCGGCGAGAAGAAAAACGGCCGCGAGGGCCGCGAGGGAATTGAGCTTGTACATTCAGGTGTTCTCCTTGGGAGCGGGCAGCGACGGCGCGAGAGCGGCCTTCGCTTGGGGGATGATCGCGGAGACGGCCGCGATGATCGAAGCCTCGCTGAGATTGAGGCCTTCGATTTCGGTTGTTGCCGCCTTCAACAGCCAGTTGGCGGCGGTAGCGATCAGCGGATCGGCGACGTAGATGTTGCCGACCTTGCCCGCGACCGGTTGAGCAGCCGCGAGGGCGAAGTGGGCCGCGTCCCAGGCAAGCTTGCTGAGGGTGTCGCTGAGGGTTGCGTTGTTCTTCACGAAGGCGAATTTCTTCAGCTCAAAGACGAGCAGCGTGAAAATCACCATGACGACGACATAGAGCAGCGCCTGCAAAAAGGGCTGGATGTAAATCGCGTAGTTCATGTTCTCTCCTGGTCACGGGTTAGGCGCATCCTCGATGCGACGCGGGCGAGAACTCGAAGTTCTCGCCCGCCCCATGAACGGGAGGTACGCGCCAGCCACGGATGCGAGATTGCAACCAGGCCGCGCGCACTTCGCCCGTGACAAACGTCAGAGCGTTACAGCAGGTCTTCGATGTCGATTTGGCGCGTGTCGCGCTTTTTGGACGGCGCCTTCACCGCACTGGCCGCGATCTCCTCGCCCGCTTTGATCCGCTTGCGGAGACGGGAGATGGACCGCGTGTGGAGGCCGGAGGCGTCTACCGCCTTGCTCAAACTGCCGCCCTCTGCGGCCAGCACCTCAGCCGCCTTGATATGGCGCACCAGGTTGCCACCTTTAGGGAACTGAATACGAGTCGAATGATAGGCGGCCATGATGGCATCGGCCGCCTTCCTGCCGCCCGCTACGACGAGCGCGTGGGACGGTCCTGCCTTTTTGGGTACATAGATGCTCTTGCCGCCCAATAGTTCGGCGAGCCGAACGGCTGCATCGATACCGGCCGCATCGAAGGCGATTTGCAATACGTCGGGAAGGTGGCGTCGAGCGGGCGAGGTCATGCCGCACCCGCTTGTGCCGACCCGTTCACTCGCGCCCGACGAATTCGCGCGCCGAGATTACGGGCCAGCGCGTCGAGCTGCTGCGCAGTCAGCCCAGCGATACCGCCCCGCGCCGCTGGCCAGATCGTGCCAATATAGCGGTCGAGATTGGCCGCTTCGCCATCGACTTGACCAACGCTGCGCACCACCACACCGAGATCGTGCATCCTCTTCCACTGCGCTAGCAGCAACCGGCGGCGCGCCTCCAGTCCGCCCCGGTCGCCAACCGGCACAGCGAAGCCATGCCGCTCAGCGATAGCCTTAAGAGCTTCTGAGACCGAATTTGCCTCAGAGGGTGTTAGGAACTGAAGGCGGTCCTTGCCGGTCTGCCGCTTTACGAAGCTATCAAGCGCGGAGTCATCGCCGTGATCGAGCGCGCCGAGGTTCCAACAGGCGATCCAGAGCGCCTTGGCCTTCAGAAGATGGCTGTGAAACATTCCCGAATGTTTCACATGAAACCCCGCTAGCGCCCTGTCGAGCCCGGCATCGTCAAGGTCGCGAGCGCTCCGCTTGCCGGCCTCACGGAAGAGCCGTGCGCGATAGCCTTCGTCGTCGAGCCCCAGCTGGCGCGCAGCGGCGTGCAACTTGCGGAGTTTTTCGTTCCGCGATCCCATTATCCGGCCTTCCGCAGTTCGGCCAGTAGGATCAGCAATGCCGCAAACATCCGATCGACGGGCGCGTTGACCTCGCCCAGCAGGTGAGCTGATCCGCTTTCAGCTCGAATGTTAAACGCCTCAACCATCTCAGGCCGAGGTATGCCAATGCTTTCCCCCAGCTCAATGCACGAGGCAAAGAGCATCCGGAATGCGGCCTGCTTGGATTGCGGGATGAGGGTTTCGTCGTGACCAAGAAGGCCATGTGCCGACCAGGTGGCGGCCCTGACCCAATGTTTCAGAAGGGTTGCCCTCTTCTCGCCGCGCGTCAGCCGGATGAGAGATTGCGAGGCAAGTAGAAAACTGAGCACCGGGTTGTCTTCAACGTGAAGCGGCGCGATGGGAGCGTTCATGTCCGCTCCTCCACGAGCGCGATGCTGCGCGGAGACTTACTGAGGACAATATGGCCTCGCTCCTGCAGCGCATGCACGATCGCGTACACCCGTGATTTGCTCTTCCGCCTAATCGCAACGCGGATTTCATCGAAGCTGGGCGAAGAGCCGTGTTCGCGGATATGGTCGCGAATGAAGTTGAGCGCCCGTGCCTGGAGGATCGTGAGACCGAGCTTCTCGCGCGGCGCCTTGGTGAGCGTGATGGGATGATTGCAGTTGGGGCAAGCGAGTGTCATGGATTTCTCCCTGACGACCGCGTTGTGTCGCGGACGTGTTCGAAGAGAAGCTTCTCGCCCAACGGCAGAGGCGCGCGGCCGAATGTGACGGCGCGAAAACACATGAGCGCGAGTCCAAGAAATACAACGGCGACACCGGCAATGATGCCGACGAGCCACGCGAGAAAGAGCTTTGCTATTCGCATGGATAAGCCTCCGAAAATGCCCTGCCCTGGCTCGTGACGCGCTCGAGCGCGTCGAGGATCTGATCGCGCGCGAAGTTTCCGTCCGAGAGCTTGGCTAAATCGGCGGCATGCGCGGCCACGACAAAGGCAGCGCTCGCCAGCTTCGCGAGCGCCATGATCTCCACAGTGGAGACAATCGTTACGCCTCTTCGCTTTCCGGAGACAATTTCCGCAGCTATCGCAGCCACGGCAAAAGCATCATCAAGGTCAGGTTTTGGCTTTCCGGCATGATCGGAAAACAACTTCACAGCTCCGTGGCCCAGCGCGGTGGCTGAGACGTCGGGTGCATCCGGCGAGTGTGCGTTCATCGAGTGGAACTCCGAGCGGCCGCGAAATCAATTACGTTGTCGGACCATCGCGAACCGGGAGCTTTCTGGGCTTCCAACTCGCGCGCCTGGTCTGCAAAGCTGTTCAGATTGGTGATGAGCTTTCGCAAGAAGCTGGGATTAATCGACTTGCCTTCTTCGACAGCCGCTGTGATTTCTTCATCGACTGCGTTAGCAAGATTTTCGAGATCGCCACTAAGCATGGTTGCCTCCGATGGCGTTGGGGCAGCTTTTGCAGGCTGCGCTCAGACGCGCGCGCTGAGGATTTGCAGCGGAAAACTTCACGCCTTGATAGGCGACACAATCATTCCGCCCTATCGAACCCATGACCGGACAGATCACGGTCAGGTGCATCAACGCGCCACGCACCTGGGCTTCGATCTTGTCGAGACGCCCGGGGTACGTCTTGTTAATGACCCCTGATACTGTCGAGGCGTTGGTGAAGCCGCACGTGCGCGCCGTTTTGCTCTGGTTGCCGTCCAGCTGCGCCTGACGCGCAAGCGCTTCAACCCAATCCGGGACTTGTCCCCAGCGATCATGGGCGTTCTGCAGATAGGTGCGCCCATCCTTCGGCCCGAATTTCCTTTTGAGCGCGATCATGCCGCCTCCTTCGCCTCGACGGCGGCGATCGCATCGGCAGCAGCCTTTTCGTATCGAGCGCGGGTGTGGCCCAATTCGTCCACAATCGAACAAACCGGGCTGCCAGCTTTCGCAAGTGCCGCAGCTCGATCTGAAACGCGGTTATACCAAGCGCAAGTCTCCCAGACTGCGCTCTTTAAAAAGCGAGGAACGCGTCTCCAGTGCGGCCAACACATGAGATGACCGAGTTTGGCGACGTTCTTGCATCCTCTAACTGGACAAGCATGGCTCATGATCGTTCTCCGACGCCTATCGCTGCTAACGCTGCATCTCGCGCCGCCCCGTAGGCGTCCTTGAGATCAGCGATGGGCCGGCCAAGCTTCACCGCGAGCAAATAGCGGCTTTGTGTCTCGACGAATGCCTGACGAAGCTCGACGGGCACGGCGTGCCAGTGTGTCGTGCAAGCCGGAAATTGCTTTCCCGGCGCGCGCGGACAGTCAGAGACCGGACAGCGTTTGTGGGACCTCATGACTTAGCTCCAGCTGGTTGCCGCCGAGCTACGATGCCGACGAGCTCGCCTAGCGTGTGGCAGATCAGCGGCTTCGGAAGGTGGATGCTGAGAACGCTCTCGATCTCATCGGCGAAGTCCATGATGCTGATATCGTCCAGCATCATGTCCTCGCACAACCTAGTCTCGGAGGTGACTGACACATCCGGTGAAAGCCAATCCGTTGCAATGGCGATGACATATCGCGCTGCCGCATAGCGCGCGCTGTCTGAGGAAGAGAACCCTGCGCACGAGCTGCAGAGATCGGGGCCACACCAGAAGCACGGACCAGGACAGGCCAACCAATCGGAGCATTTGCAGACGCGACACGTCCGCCAAATGCACTCGGAAGTGAAGTTGGTGGCAAAGCCACCTTGCGCGACGACGGGAAGTCGCGGCGGTTTGTTATCGGCCATCACGAGGCCTCCTTTTTTGTTATGGGTTCGATGGGTGCGTTGCCTCTGTTGGGATCGATGAGGCCGCCTCTACGCATCAAAGGCGGGCGCGGGCCAAGGTCTCTAACGATGGCAAAGCGCTTGAAGCCATTGGACGTCATCGCGAACCCAGGCTCGCGCTGACGAAGCTCGATGACGACGCCGGCGCGGAGAAGCGCCTTGAGATATTTGCGCGCAATGTCGATCCCCTTTTCGGGATCGGAAAAGCCTACGGCTTCGACGAGCTGTTGGGTTGAGGCCCGTTTGTCGGGCATGATCCGAAGTGCGGTCCAAATTTTTGCGTAGGCTGGCTCCTCAGCGCGACGCCATATCCCGTTGCGCTTGCCATGCTTTCCGCTCTTGATCTTTGCCCCTGATCCGCAGAATTCACGCCCGGCTGTTGTGATTGCGTAGAGAGCCTCCGGGCCGCGCTCACCGAAAGCGCGGCGCACCGGCGCCACGGGATGCAGCGCGATCAAGCCGCGCTTAAGCAGTCGCGCGATCGCCACGAACAATCGCTTTCGCCTAGGGCCTCTCACAGCAGCTTTTGGTTCGAGCGCCGCCAGCAGGGCGCTCGGAGTCATAGGCTCCGCAGCCTTTGCCAATTCCGCGAGGACATCGTTACAGCTAGCCACCGGCTGCCTCCGCCGCGCCGCCATGGTTCCAGCAATAGGTGCATTCCGGACGCTCAGCGTCGGGCAACGCCAACCGCACGGCGCCGTTGTCTGCCAATGAGACAGCGGCAGCGATCACAGTCTTAAGGTTATCAGCGTCGGTCTGCGGCGATCCGAGCAGTTCATGGATCTCCGCGCCGCTTAGCTTCTTGCCACGCGCTTCGACCAGCACAACAAGAACTCGCTGAGATAGGCTCAGACGAAACAGCGGATCGCCCATCACGCCACCGCAGCCAGCGCTGGCGTCGTCGTGCGCTCGTCGTTGGTGAGGGCGCGGTTGCCCCACATCTCCAGCGTGATCGCACAACGCTCCTTTTTCATAAGGTGCTCGACCCGGGCGATCGCGTTCTTCACTCCGCGAAGCCGGCCATTCGTGCGCCGCTGGATTTCGACAACCAGGTCTTCGCCAATCTTGACATCGGACAGCTCGGAACAGGCAACGCGAACGTCCGCGATCGACGCCGGGGCGAACGTGGTCACCTCAGCTATACGCGAGTAGATTTGGGGGAACCGTTTCATCATTCGCTGGGCACCACTCATTCCCCCGGCGATCAGCGGAATTTCGGCGTGGTCTGTCAGGTCGCGCAGCGTTTCGAGAACCCGGACATCGCGTGCTGCGTGATCGATCTCGTCAATAATCAATTGCAAATTGCCCGCGTTGCACTGCTCCATGAGCGCCGGCATGACAGTGTTGAAAAGCCGTTCGGTGGAGCGCGCATGGCTTACGCCGAGAACGTCGGCCAGGTCCGTCAGCGCCCAATGAGGCGTCCAACCCGCCTTCGCGCGAATGAAGAGCGCGCGATGCTGCAAGGCGTACCAGGTGAGCGTGCCTGACTTTCCCAGACCAGGCTCGCCGGTCACAAGATGCCAAGCCGCTTCGCGGCTGCCGCGCGCTTCGACCGCGCGCGTGCCGCTGAGAAAGCGTGTGACGTTGGAAAGCCCTTCGACAAATCTGTTTTTCATCAGAGCACCGCCGCGAAATCATCGGCGGTGGTAGAGAGAACGAGGGGCTGCAGCTCGTCCATGAACTTGTAGAGAGCAGCGCTGGCCGCTTCGTCGTCGTTCGCCTCAGGAATACCGGGAACGAGAAAGGTTCGGTTGTCATAGGCAAGGCGAGCGCGGGCAGACACTGCCGCGAGAACTCGTGCCTTCGGGCCGCGCGCTATGGGGAGCGTACCTTCCGGGCTTTTGCCCGTGGTAAAGCCGATCCTGCCGGATCGATAGACGTAGGCGATCGTATTGGGCTTTTTGTTGGTCTTACTCACGCGACTGCTCCTTGTGTTGTGGTTGCAATCCGAAGCTGCAGCTGGAAGCCGCTATCGGTTCTCAGGCTTTCGAGGACGGCCAGGTCCTGGTCATCAACAAGCTCGCGGCGCTCGATGCGGGCGCGCGCCCAGTGCCAGAAGCCGATGTCGTCGCCTTCAAATGCTGGTCGCTCGTACCCGTCGCACTGGACGGCGCGTTCCTTCGGCGCAGCCCGAAGCGCATCGATCTCCGCAAACGCTTCTTCGGCAGACGTGCGCTCTTCTTCGCTGGCCGCGATTGGTTCGGCAGGTCGCACAGATGCCTCAAGCGCGGCAGTAGCGCGCGAATTCTCGATGAGCCGGGGCGTTTGGGCCGCCTGCATGGCCTCGGCTGCCTCGCCGGACAGCACAAAGCTGTCGCCGCCAGCATGCCGCAGGATGCGGTCGGCCGCGCCGGCGGAGGGATATGTCGCCTGTATCTCGCGCGCGTCGTCACGCACCAGGCGCAAGTGCCGCCGCATCGCAGATTGCGCACCTTTGGCGATCTGCATGCGGTAATCGTTGGAAATCGCCTCGGCGTCCTCGGCAACGCAAAGGAATGTCGAGCCATCGCGACTAAAAACCACTATGCGAGACAGGTCGTATGGGTCCAGGCGCACATGCACGCGCTGGCCCATGTGAGCGCCCAACTCCGGGGCGATATAGTTGCGACCGCTCACGCTGATACCCCGTTTGAGGACAACGCGAAGCCCGTGGCCGTCGGGAGGCGATAGAAGAAGTGCGTCAAGCGCACGTTCGTCAGCGATGCGCTTGGCCTGATCCGCATGTGCGTTCGCTTTCGCCGCTGGAGCGCAACCCAGATCGCCGTGATTTCGTGGCTCGTAAATGTCGTGTAGCCAGGCATCGATACGGGCCTGGAGCTGCGCCGGCGTCAGTGTTGTCTCGATTGCGAGACGTGCTTCTTCCCCAAAGCGATGCGCATAGGTCTCGCGCGCCTCGATAGCTTTCCGGTCGCCGACGTTGTGGCCGACAAACCCCGGCAGCATTGGAAAAAGGCCGCGATTGAGCGAGCCAAAAAACCGCTCGATATGTCCCTTTTCTTCGGGATGGAAAGCGCGAGACAGTTTGACGGATATGCCCACCTCTCGGCAGAAGCTCATCACATCGGCGGCCGTAAAGTCTTTGCCGTTGTCGGCCTTCAGCACTTCGGGAAGACCCCACGCTAATATCGCGCGGCGAAGTAGCGCTTTAGTAGCCGCTGCCCGCCCTTCGTCGGTGACCAGCACCATCGCGCGCCGTGTGAAGACATCAATCAGCGCGATCAAGGCCATGCGCCGACGGCTGCCATCGGGAAGTACGCACATTGCGTCAGCGCGTGTGCCATCGATTTCCCAGCGCTGGTTGATGCGCACGATTGAAGCGCTGAGCGATCCGAATGCTGGCTTGTGATGGGAACGATATTTGTCGGGGTTCGCGAGCGCCTTAAGGGTGGGCGCGTGAGTCTCGCGAAGGTTGGCCATAAAGGCTTGAACTGTTCGCAGGGGGATGTGGCGACCGAGATCGGCGGCGAGCAATTGAACAACCAGCGGCGCCGATATGTGCGGCCGACTTGCGATCGCAGCTATCACGAAGTGGCGAAGTGCCGTATCGCGTTCGAACAATGATGAGCCAGACGGGCGACCACGCCTATCGGCCAAGGCGCCAGGACCATCTTTGCGGAGCAGGCGCTCCCACGTCCGCAGGTGATGAGGTGCTAATGTCGGCTCTGTTCGCAGCACCCAATCTGGTAGCTTGATCGAGGCACGCTCATAAGCCGCGCAGAACGCCGCCAGCCCCTTCGCCTTCGTCGACCGACGCCCTTCGAGAAAGGCTGCACATGCTTCGACGATGGCAACCCGAGCCTCTACTCGCAAATCCTTTTGCGCTTCCCGCGCCCTAGGACTGACATTCGTCTCATCAAGACCGCAGACACCGTGGCGCTTAAGGTATTCTTCGCGCGCTTCGCGTGGCAGCTCACTCCAATGAAACTCACGGCCGCCGCCGCGTGCCTGGCGGCGGCGGCACTTGATGCCGGCGGCCGTGATGATGCGGTTGACGTGACGTTTCGATCCGGAGAGACCGGGAAGCCCTTCAGCAGCAACTTCGGCGGCTGTTAACCACTGCTTTTCAGTTCCAATGACGAGCGCGCTCATGTCTCGACGCTCCCGTCGGCCGGCCACGCATGGATAAGCCCAACATTGGGACAAGCTGTGCATGCGGAGGCGACCAGTTGGCTCAGCGAGAGGCCATCCGCGTCAATCCGCGAGCTTGTTAAGCGGGTGACTTGGAGCCACGCGATTTGTTGTTCTTCAAGACCGGCGACCCCTTCCCAAAGCCTGATCGCGAGAAGGTCGCCCTGTCGATAGGCGCGCGCGGGAACGCTAATTGCGAGTGATCTAGCGTGGTCGCTTTGACAAAGCATTTCAAACGAGATGCCGTCGTCGCAGAAGCCAGCCTTAGGCCAATAGATTTCGTGAACTTGCAT